TAAGATAGTACTAAAATAGTACTTATATAAATACTTATATATATATATATAATACACACACACTAAATATAAAAAACTAAATTTGTTGTAGTACGAAGTACTACAACACGGTTTAAATTCTGTTAAGATCAGAGCATGTAACTCACTACCGTTCGTCACATGATGCTACGCAAAAATATGGTTTTTCGATATAAATAAATTAAAACAATAAGGAAAAGTTTAAATGGATAATGAACAATTTATAAAAATTAGAAAACAAATTGATATTGAATTAAATATTACACCAGATAATGTTCACATGAAAGCTATCGAAGCACCATTGTACACATCACGATATTATAATATATACATTAATGAAAAAAGAATTTTGGATAATACAGTTGCAAAACGAGATAAAGTGTATTACGATCTTTGGATTGAACATAAATATAATAAACAATATACTTTAAATACAAAACTTGAAGTAGAAGCTTTTATTTACTCAAATGAAAAATATCAATCATTGGTCAGAAAATGTAAAGAACAAGAATATGTAGTGGATTATTTTGATGAACATATAAAAGTATTTAAAAATTTAACATATGCTTGTACTACATTTTTGAATTATAGAAAACTTAAAGAAGGAAAATAATGAGCGATATTATTGTTGAAAAATATGATAACACATACTTTAAATTGACATGTGATTTTGATCAAGCATTAGAGCTACATTCTTATTTCGAGTGTTATACAGCAAATTATAAATTCAATCCAAAATTTAAAGCTAAAATTTGGAATGGTAAAATATCGTTTTTTGATATACATGGTGGAAATTTATTGCCGATTGGATTGCTTTATTTGTTGAAAGATTTCCTTGTTCAGTTTAAATATAAAGTTATTTTCGCATTTGATACTGAAGAATTTTATAATGACTTGTCTGAAGAACAAATACAAGAATTTTATGAAATTATATTTAAAGAATCTAAGTTTTATCCCAGAGATTATCAGCACGAGTGTATTTATAAAGCAATACAACAAAAACGAGGTGTTGTCGAGTCAGCTACCGCTTCTGGTAAAAGTTTATCGATATATTCAATTATACGTTTTGTACTTGGTTTTACTGATAAAAAAATATTATTGATAGTACCGAGTGTATCACTCACAACTCAAATGTTTAATGATTTTGTTGAATATGGTTGGTCTAATGCACCTAATGAAGTCAGTGTATTATATTCAAAAAGTAAACGATATGATATGAATAAAAATATATTGATTTCCACGTGGCAGTCATTACAAAGGAAAAAGAAGAGTTTTTTCGATGATTTTGAATGTGTTATTGTTGATGAATGTCATGGAATGCAATCCGATTCTCTTCAAAAAATATTAAAAAAATGTTCAAATGCTGAATATCGTATTGGGTTGACTGGGACTGTTCCAGAAGAACCCATAGATGCATATAATGTGTATGGTTTTCTTGGACGTAAATTGATATCCATCAAGAGCAAAAGATTGATTGATGAAGGTTATTTATCGAATATTATGATTGCCAATTTACTGTTACAATACCCTAATTCAGAGGTACAGAAAAACAAAAAAAGAAAATATCATGAAGAGTATCGAGCAATCATAGATAATGAAGATAGAAATAAAATTTTCAATTATATAATAAATAATATAAATACTAATGACAATGTATTGGTTTTGTGTGAAAGGATAGATCATTTGAAATCTATATACAGTCATATCAGTGAGATGTGTGAGAACACGAGCAGAAAACCATTTTTAATTCATGGTAGCGTTGGTGCTGAAGAACGAGAAAAAATACGCAAATTCACTGAGGATAATACAGGTGTTGTCATAATTGCAACATATGGTACTATGTCAACAGGTGTTAATATTAAAAAATTACACCATGTTATTGCTGCTTCATCATATAAATCAAAAATTAAAGTATTGCAGTCTATTGGTCGTGGTTTGCGATTGCATGAAACAAAAAATAAAATGGTGTGGTGGGATATTGTTGATGATATGAGATGGAAAAAAAGAAAACATGCAAATCAGAAAAGTGATGTTGGATTTAATTATATGTTTCAACATTTTTTAGTACGATTGAAATATTATAAAGAACAGGAATTTGAATACATAAACAAAAAAGTGGATTTATCAAAAATATAAGAGGTTCCCATGAGCAAACATAAAAAGTATTTAAACAGTGTATTTAATTATCAGGATGATAGTATATCAGAAGCTGAAACAAAAGAAAAAAAGATTGATGGGTATTCATCAGAAGTATATGCTGATATGGAAGAAATGGAAGATGCAATGGTTTCACATGATGACTTGTATACTGTATTTGAACAAATTAATAAAGTGTTAGAAAAACCATGCTATGATGTTATTCAATCAATGACACCTAAAATGAATGTGAATGATAATACATTATCGGTGCAGGGAATCACTAAAGATAAATGTTCTGTTAATGAAGAAATTTTAAAAATGTTTGTTGTTGATTTGCAAAAAGCATCTAAAAGTAAATTACAATTTAAAGCAGAAATAGATGAAGAAAATTTGGATGGTCTTAACAAATTCCAATTAAATTTAACGGTTTCTGGTAAACAATAGGAGCATATAATGCCAATAGAAAATAACGATGAATTAAAAGAAATATTAAAAACAATGGCATCTTTTGATGTTGAAACTGATTTTGATGATGAAGAAGCAAAAGAAGAACTTGTTAATTATTTTAGAGCAATTGTTACTGCCGATGATGAACTTGTGAAAACTTTTCTTCCTAAAATGTTTGGTGCTATGAAAGATATTTTGGTTGACATGAACATAATGGAACCAGTGGGAGAGGTGGAAACGGACTCTGAGGATGATTTATCTGATCTTGGTCAGGAAGCAGAATTAACACCAGAAAGCTTACAACGGATGGTAAAACCTGTTTGGGACAGAGCAAACGATTTTTTGATGTAGGAGGTTTTTTATGGCCGGTTTTTTAAAATTTTTAGATGCTATGGAAGAAGATTTCGACACTTGCCATACGGTAAATGAGTCGTGTGATGATGTTATTGAGGAAGAAGTTGAGGAAGAGGAAGAAGTTGAAATTGTCAGACCCAAAAAAACTGTAGTTAATAATACTATATATAAAAAAAGAATGGTTAGTGAATTAAATAGATTTGGTTTAAATGAATCTGCAATCAAAGAAATTATTTACAACATCTTTGATGATTCTGAATATGTTGTTGAAACAAAACAACCATCAACATTCAAACAAAGAATGGCCAAACACAAACAAGTACCACCGGTTAATAGTATTTCTGACATGGCAGGTGATATTCTTGACGGTGTTGACGAAATGCCCGATGCGTATTCACAAAACATAGTGTATAATACACAACAACCGCAACAAATGGTTCAAAATTCAGCACCAATATATTCACCCCCAATTCAATCTAATATGGGAACTGTGAATTCAATGAACGTTGAAGGGATAGGGCACGTTGCAGCAGCACCACAAAAACCGATGTTGCAAATGCCGGAAGGTTTTGAAGCACCACCACCAGCAGAACCAACAAATCAACATCAAGCAATGGGTATATTAGCCCCACCAAGCAACGAGCATGTCGGGGGAGGTACAAGTATGCCTCAACAGTATGCAATGCCAGAAGGAGCTTCTATGCCACCATTAGAACAAACAAACCCTCAACACGCAATGAATATTATGGCTGAACCGGGAATGGAGCATATCGGTAATGTAAATCCACCGAGTGATATAGCAAACCATGCTTCGTCATTATTAGGATAAGGAGTATATTATGTCAACATATGTATTTGATAATGTGAAGTCATTAATGGCTAAATCACAATTAAGTTTTTATGGTGTTCCAGATGGTGGTTTTAAACTTGCATTGGTTACATCGGCTGCATTTACAAACAGTGAAACCGGTTCATTGAGTGACGAACAATACTGGAGTGGTGTTTCTGGAACAGAAATAACAGAAGATTCTGCATACTTCACTGTTGGATACACAGGACACCAAGATCTTAATAGTGTTGGTTTATTAGAAGTGGATTCTGGTGGATACACACAAATTAAAGTATCTGCAAATGATATTTCTTTTCCAGTTTCTAAAATAGATGCCGATGGTGCCATAATATATAAAAATGACACAAATAAAACACTGATAATTGCAATTGACTTTGGAGAAAAGAAAAGATCAAGTGATGGTGTTTTTAATATGGGGATGTCTGAAAATGGATGGATTAGAATTCAATAGGAGAATGATATGGCTGATGTAATTCCTCAATATTTTATGACACAAGAATCTCTCAGTGGTGTTGATTTTAGACATTCCATGAATTGTGTTTTATGTAGCGGAACGTACAATGAAACGTGGTTAAAAGGTCTTGAATCTTATTCTGAATTGAGTGGGTGTGAAATTGGAACATCCAATGGATATACTTCTGGTGGCATGGAAGTGAGTGGTACGAGTGCATATACGTCTGCATCAGGTGATGTATCGGTGTATGTGTGTGATGATATTGTGTTTTCTGCATCAAGTGGTGACATTGGACCGGTCAGGTATGGTGTTATTAAAGATAATGTGAACAATGTAGTTGTGTATGTTTTTGATTTTAGTAAAGATCAAACAATAATTAATGGAAGCGGTTTATATATACAAACAGATAATACCGGATTTATGAAAAAATATCAAACAATGTAGGTAGAGAATGTCAAGTGTTACTGTTACTTCTGCGGGTAAGTGGGGAGATAATTCAATTTTATCGGTTGGTACGTGGGAAGGATTAGAGTCTGCTGATGTGGTTGATTTAAATGGTTATGTTGTTACCATTGATAAAGAACAGCAAAATCCCATAGGTATTAATAAAGCGATATCTATATTATTGACTGATTCCGAAAGTGAATTGATAATTAATAATCAGTCAACAACATCAGCAACACGGTTGTATGGTGGGGTTGGTTTGGACATGGATATACAGAATTTTGCAAAATTAACTGTTAGTGGAAATTTTATAACATTGCAAGAGAGTGCCTCGGATTGGACAAGTGATGGTACGGGTAGTCAATCAATCTCTGGTACATCGGATGGGTGGCGTGGTGCTGGATATGATATTTTAGATTATTGTAGTGGATTTGAAGTTGAAGAGAGTGGTGGCGAGTGGGTTAAATGGTCAGCGTTACACCCATCAATAGATAGCCAGTTTACGGATATTGGTGTTGGAGACATGGGAAGATTTTTTGAGTACGACCCTTCAGATGGTTCAATTATTTTTGGTGACGATGGGAAGCCGACATTGTTAACAGCAACAGCAGCAACTGGACAAAAAGTTGTTGAGGTTTCAGACACTTCTGATTTTGTAACTACAAATGTAGTGCATTTAATTGATGACAACGGGCAAATACATAGAAATGTTATAGATACAGTAGACAGTGGGGTTCAAGTAACTTTGCTGTATGATATACAAGGTAGCAATTTTACAACAACTAATAATGCTGCTATGAGACTCACAGTTGGTGGTAAAATACCAGAAAATGGAGCAAGGATAAGAGTTCCGAATATTTTAATAGGCTCAATGAATAGTAGTTATGTAATACAAAATCCAACCGCAGTATCAAGTGTTGTGTGTTTTGAGATAGATACTTCTTCAGATGGTATTGTTAGTATTGACAAGTGTTATTTTGGTGGCATTTATGCAAACTTCACTAACGCTCTGAGTGTAAGTTTGACAAATTTGTGCAGTCACAAAGAATTTTTGCTTCAAAATCTCAGAGAATCTCCTACAATAGAAAATATTAATGCGAGCAATGATCCGTTCAACACAGTTGATGACAGTTGCTTTATTCTAAATTCTGTCGCAACTGTCAGTATTACAGATAGTAGATTAGTTGTGCAGGATGTTAGTCTTGGTGTTGTGGATGCTTATAATGGATGTGCTGATATTGCTATATCTGGTTCTCATTTGCAAATTATAGACATGACGTATTCATCCTTTAATAGTCAACTGGTAGCCAATAGAGCAATAATCACATTCACAGATTGTGATATGATAGGCGCAAGAACTTCGCAGGATTCGACTAATGATATTTTTATAACTGATTGTAGATGCTCAATGTCGCCAACCGGATTAATTGGGAATAATTATCCAATGGTCACAGGTATAAAAAATATAATTAATGGGTTTACGTCAATCCCTGAAGGTTGTTTGAATAATGCTAATCCAGTTTTCGCTTTAGTCGGTGGAATAGTCAATGGTAATTTTAATGTGTTGCAGAGTGGTTGGGGTGGTAATAATGTTTTTATGTCTGGAATTAGGTCTGCAAATTTAGTTTATAAAAATATATCAATAGATTATGCACCATCTACAATGGAAATAATAGCAACTGATGATGCTTTCGCTCCGATGTTATTGCAAAATATTACAGTTAAATATGGTAATTTATATAGAATAATACGCCCGTTTGATTTACCAAACAACATTACCTATAAGCAAGTTTCGGGGCCACTTGGAGATTTAAACACAGGAACAAAAACTGGATGCCATTTTGCTGACGGAATTTATGATTATGTAAACAAATATGGGTTTCTGGCCTTGCTTTGGGGATCAAAAACATCAAACGAACAAAACGCTTATACGACCACTGGGGATGTTATACTGACAGGATCACGGCTATATATAGCGTCTGCTGGTGGATCTATAACATACACATATCCTTATAAAGTTATGGGGCACTCATTTAGGAATTTATCACCGCAAATCGGAGGCAGTGGTACAGGTAATTTTACTGTTGAATACTCAATAAATGGAGGTGTTTTTGATGATGCGACTGCTGCAAATCTTTTTGCGGAAAACTATACAGATATGGAAGAGGGATTCGATTTTAGTATTAAAATTTCAAGAGTTACGGCATCAAAAACAGAATATGTAAATGAGTATTATATATATACCAGTGTCGATTTTGAAAATCATCCATATCCCGAAAAATTAGTTGATGTGACTTTGCAAAATATCCAAGATGGGTCTGAATACTGGCTTAAAAACGAAACAACCGGTGTTGTTTTGGGAAGCGGTAACCAATCAGGTACTGGTGATATAACAGTGTCAAATGTTCCGTACAATGGTGTTGATGAAACTATAATCATTCGAGTTCGTCAATCAAGTACATGTGTAAAATACAAACCATTCGAAACAACTTCTATTTTAGACGAAAATGGATCAACTATATTTATATCACAAATAATTGATGGTTTAACTTGTACGACATAAAAATAAAATAAAATATATAAATATAAAAAAAGGAGATAAATATGCCATTATCAGCAGACGTGTTAATTGACTACACGAATCAAATAATATATGGTGAGCCATCTTTCTTGGCGGGTTCTGATTTTTACACTGTCAATGAATGGTATACATACATATTGGACGTTTTCGATCAACCAGCACAAATGGATGATCCTGTTCCGTTTTCACAGGGTACAAATGTACTTACATACATTATAGCCAATGGTTGGTATGTACAACAAGATTTAACAAAACATTTAAAGGGTGCTTCTGTAGAAACAACAAACTACACGAGTGCTGTCAGAGTATTGGAAATGGATGCTGGTGGTTATACCAATACCGTGAGTGGCGATATCGGGTTGATAGTCAGTGGAGCAACAACAGATGACACTGCCAATTTGTTAGATTATAATAACACAACACGGAAATGGTGGGTTAGAATGACTTCATCTGATGATACTTTTGATACAGTTGAAAGTATTGTTGTTAGTGGTGGAACCGGTGCTGGTACATTATCAGAAGCATCTAAAACAGGAGAGGAATTATTCTCAAATATATTATCAGTAGGTACTGTGACATCTGGATATCCTTACGTGGAGCAAAATGATGTTACCATATCGAGTTGGTGGGGGACTGGTAATGTCAGTGAAGATAAACACATTGATGTTCTTATTAAAGTTAAAGAAGCTGATATTTTAATAGACAGTGGTGATTTATCTGTTTACAATAGAAATTATGGAATAACAAATGATAATGTTACAGTATCGACTTCTGGTGGTGGTAGAAATGTGGCTCCGATTGCTACGCAGGTTGATAGTTCTGTTACAATGTCAGCATCACTAATACCGTCATATGTTGCAACAACACACGGTGGTACAGGTGCAAATGCACAAATATCAGCAACATTTGGATCATTTAGCGCAGATATTGACGATAGTGGTTTGGATGAATATTATGCGTGTCAAGTTGATTGTGATAGCCAACCGTTTAGTGTTGTTTATCAAGCATTGCAGTGGATTTGTAACAAAGACAGAGTTGGTGAAACTCTAAATGGTGATCCTGCTGAATTGTATCAAGTTGCAAGTGCTGGATTTACTCCGGTGAAATCTGCTCCATTTGCTGTTCTTGCTGGTACGACTACAATTTTTAATCAGGGTGTTTATCCTATAAACATCGGAACTGGTGATTACATTGCAACGGATAATGTCGGTGATCAACACACTCCACCGAGTACTATTACTGTGCAAATAACAGGGGTTGTATCTGGTGATAATGTCATTGTATTTAAGACATCAGCAGGGGATGTGGATAAGCAAATGTTTACATCTGATGCATCTGCAAACACTGTAGGAACGTCTGCGTTTACAGTACAGGAATCAGTCCCAAAAGACACACCAGCAGCGGGTTATATTCGTGTGGTTCATACAAGTGCTGACACTGAACAACGATATCAATACACTTCATGGTCAGGAAGTGTGTTTACATTAAGTACTGGACTGTTGTTTACATATAATACATTAGATAAAGTATATGTTGGATATATCGATGAATTATCAACAGGAACAAGTATTTCTAAATCAGTGCAGTATGTGGATGATAGATCTGTGGTTGTTAGGGTTAGAAATTCAAGTCCGGGTGGAAATCAAATCATTCCATTTGAAGTAAATTCAACAATTGATAATGTTGGTTTATCAATACCAGCGTCACGTAATCCAGACAATGTTATTGGCAACTAATTTAAGTTTATTAAAAAATTAAAAATCCCATAGAATATTCTATGGGATTTAGGATGGTTTTTGACTAATGGCAATGGAATATGTATATACATATACAGAGGGAACATTAACATTTAATTTCGAGACCGAAGTTATAACGGCATCGACATCTATAACAACTTTAGAAATACAGGATTTGGTAAATGGGTGTAGAGAATCGGAAGCGTCCACTTTGGGAATGGCCTATAGCAAGATTTGTAATGCATCAGGGAAAGAATACCTTGATACTGATAATGGGATACAGGTCGGTATCACCATCGTGTTATTGGGGAACTGGAAAATACACTCACAAAAGATATCTGGTGTTTTCAAAGTGCTCGGAGGGAATCTCGTGCAGGTTTCGGGAGGGGACCCATTCATACCTAATTTACTTATCACCTACGTTAATATCCTCAGTGCAGCAAGTACTATTGTCCAAGTCTCAACAGGATCTGGATTGTCTACTGCCGAACATAATAAGTTATTTTCAGTCCCATCAGAAACTATGACAAGTGCTGAAAACGCACAGTTATTTGCTATACCGACTTCCGGTAGTTCAGTGTCTGGTAGTGGATTGACAAGTGCTGAAAGTGCTCACCTTTTCGCTATACCAACATCTGCTGGGATGACAAGTGCAGAACATGATCAATTGTTTGCTATACCAACATCTGGTGGTGGATATGTCTCCGGTGGTGGATTGACAAGTGCAGAACACGATCAATTGTTTGCTATACCAACATCGGGTGGTGGGTTAACAAGTGCTGATAGAGAACACTTGCTGAATATTGCAGATGAAGATAGAACAAAAGAACTTTTATACAATAGAGTTAATAATGTTGATGCTAATAATAAAATAAGTAATTACACCGGTGGTGGTGATACAAACGTCAATATTACATATGATAGAAATGGAATTCCAATCAGAGAACAAATAGAATGAGGAATGTATGGCTAATGTAACAACCACATATATTTATGTGAACAATTTTAGTGAATTATTCCCAACTGGTATCAGTGAGCCAATTACATTTGGTATTGGCACACCGTCAAGTGGAGTTCCTGATTATCTTAATTATTCACAAACACCAAATGGATGGTTTACAAAATGCACATCGACATATGATAATGAACGTGAATTATTTCAAGTTATGCAGACTGAAGCATATAATACTTTTGGGGTTCCCACTTATTATTATAAAATGAATTATAATCTAAGTGGTAGTGATAAAATATGGGGTGAAAATAATAATAGAATTATCGATGAATATTGGTCTGATGTTCAAGTGTATTTTCAATTACCAAGAGAAAATAAACAATGGAATCGCTTTGGAATCGAGGGATTAGAAAACTTTACTATGTTCATGTCAAAAGAACATTTTGATTTTATAACATCAGGAGAATGGATTCCAAGACAGGGCGATTTAATCCAAACTGAATATAATTCTAATATGTATGAAATTGTTGAAGTCAAGGAAGAACAGGGAATGTATCTACTTGACAAACGATATACTTGGCAATTAGTTGTGAGTCCATTCAAAGACGAAAGAGTTGCTATATCAGGGAATGTATCTGGATCTCCTCTTTCAGCATACACAGACAAACCAACAGACATATTCGATATAACCAATGATATTGATGTTGCTAAAGAAGAAATTTTATATACACCAACTTCAGCGGAAAAAGGAAGTGGTGATCCATTTGGAAATTGGGGGTAAATAATGAGAGTTGAAAGTAAAGAAAAAACACCACTTGCTAAAAAGTGGAGTTGTCATGAATGTGGATATCTTGAGTGTGTTTGTGTTCGTACCGATGAGGAATGGAAAGAAAAATTTGATATCATGTTTTTAGAACCACAAGAATCAAGGGATGTATATCAAGATGGCTAATTTCGATCATTTTAATAAAGGAAAAAATTCTTATTTTGATTTTAGAAATCCTGCGTATGACAGAGATAAACAACTGTTTGGTTTATTGGCAACTGAAGCTTTTAACAAATTCGGCACGTGTATGGAATTTTATCAAAGCACTTATGACGTTTCATTTGATCGCATATTTGGGGAAGATAATAATCGCAGATTTGTAAATAAATTTGAAATAATGGTTTATTATCAATTACCGACAGAAGAGAAAATGTGGTCATCTTTTGGAATTCAAAACATGGATACATTCTCTATGTACTGCTCAAAGCGTCATTTCAGAGCTGTTACATCAGGTGATGATGGTGAATATATTCCAAAAATTGGTGATATTATAATGGCTAAGTATGCACCGAATATTTATGAAATAACAGAGATAGCAGAAGAAGTTTCAATGTTTTTACAATCAAAAGAACACATGTGGGAATTTGTTGTGTCTGAATATAAAGATGAACATATATCGGTATCAGGGGATGTGTCAGCAACTGCTATTTCAGCGTATACAGACAAGGATGAAGACATATTCGATATAAGTAGTGTTGTTGATGTAGAAAAAGAAGAAATATTATATACCCCAACATCAGCAGAAAAAGGTAGTGGTGATCCATGGGGTAATTGGAATTAATATAAATACTTTTTAAAGAGTAATTATCATTTTATTTTGGGATGTTAAAATGAAAAAAGAAGAAAATAGTTATAGTGATTTTATAAAACAAAGACGGTTTGAAAATGAACTCGAAAATATGTTTGATGTTGCAAAACAATCAAAACAAAAAGAAGAGATCGTTGAGGAAAAAGAAGTTTCTGTTAAACCAGTAAAACATAAAGAACCAAAGGAAAAGCTTGAAACACCACCAAAGGATTTCAATGTAGATCCAATGGTTAAACAAGCAGAAAAATTCGTTCCTAATAATCTTAACAAAAAAGATGCTGGTATTGATATAAATGCACTGGCTGTTTCTTTAAAATCAGATCCAAATTTTATGAGTAAAATGCAACCACGTCAAGGTTTGAATGTTGGTAGTGGTTTGGGTATTAAAGAAACTATTCAACTAATTAAAAATAATCCCGGTCGTATCGATGAGTTAAATGATGTTGGAGATGTTAATGTTCATAATTATCAAGATGGGCAGGTATTAGCATGGGATGCTGATGAACAGCATTGGCATAATAGAACTGTATCAGCTACTGGTGGTGGGACTGTTGGTGTAGATCAATTATCAACGCCTGATTATATTGGAGCAAGTGCTGATAACGGTGTACTAAGAACCTCAGATGAATTTACATATGCTGATGGCGGTGACTTTGTGACGATTGGATTAAATCAATCAGTCATTAGTGCTTCACAAATAAATAATGATGTGCCTTTTGCAAACCAAGCTGATTTGTTGACGGTATCAGGCGATGTAGTAACAAACACTGCTAACATTTTAGCGTTGTCTGGTGCAGTCCCTGATGTTGAAGATGTTGTGTTGTATGTGTCTACATCTGGAATAGATTCTGCTTCATTGAGTGGCACTGAATTTGATCCATATAAAACAATTAGTTTTGCATTGAGTCAAATAACTGATAACAGTGCATCTAAAAAATATGTTATAAATGTCATGCCCGGAAACCACACAGAAACAGCAAATCCAGTTCAGTTAAAATCATATGTGTCGATACAGGCTGTTGGTAACAGACAAACAACAAGAGTTATTTCAGGTAATTCGGATGATTTATTTTTAGGGGCACCGGTAACATCAATAAGAGAAATTTCACTTGAAGGGGTTGCTGGATATTATAACATTAACATGGCTTCATCTGGTTCACTGTTATTAGATAATATATCAGTTATCAATAATAACGGTATATTTGTAAACAATGACAATGCAACTGTTAACGTTGATGGTATTGCATTTTTAACTTTTGGACCAAACACAATCAATAACGGCATTTGTGTTAGTGGTGGGAATGTTATAATAAGAAAAATTGATGTTGTATCAACTGCAAGTATAAACAAGTGCATTGACATAAACAAACAATCATCAATAGTCACTGTGAAAGATTTCACTTCATTTTCTCCTAATGTCAGTGCCTGTATTGGTGTTGGTACATCTGGGAGATGTATTGTGAGTGATATAAATTTTGTTGCTCCGGTTGATGGTATTATTGTTAGTGATGGATGTAATGTTAGAATTAATGGTGGGGTTGTATTTAATGCACAAAATAATGCAATGACCGTGTTGTCGGGTGGTGCAGGATCAACTGTTGGTACAAATGCATTAACTTTACAAGATAGTATAAATTATGATTTGAATATACTATCATCAGACTCTACAGTATTTGGTTCTGGATATTTAGAAATTAATAAAATTTATGCACACCCAGATGCTAAATTGTATGGATCATATGTTGATTTGTTTGGTGGTGATGAAGGCGTTAATATTTTAGGTGAATTACATGTTGGTACACCAAGAAAACCTGCGGAGAGTGTGTTTGGAGAAGGTGACTCATATACAGGTGGGATGTTGGTTTATACATATGATGGTACAACATCTGCAACAGAAAATGTTAGTGTTTCTGCAAGAAGTTCATCAAACTCAACTTTTGGGTTTGTTAATACTGATGTTGATAGTTCGATTTATTGTGCATCAACTATTATATGTGATGGTGATCTTAATGATTATATCCCTCATTATGGAATTAAGGCTAATATATTATCGGGTCATGATGGAACGGGGAATGTTATAGCTGAATACTACACAAGCGGTGGAACATGGGAAGAAATTAAAACTATGAGTACTGATAGTGGTGGTTCATATTACCCACATGCAGGACAATTATTTGAAAATATAGGTTCTCAACAGGTAAGATATAATAATTTAGTTAAATTTGATGGTTTGGGTAAGACTGACCCTGTTGGATATGGAACAGATTTGTATTGGATTAGATTCAGAATAGAAACACAAACAGATATCGCTCCCATATTTGAGCAATTCAAATTACATTCAAGTAGGTTTGAAATAAATTCTGATGGTTGGATTGAATATTTTGGAAGAGCACGACCAATATCAAGGTTACCATGGGAAATTGGTGTTTTAGAAAAAGCTGCTACAGCACCCGGAGATCAAGATTTATATCTTGGTGATATGTTAGATGTTGGTGGCAAAAAGAACAGATTGGATACAGGTGACATTGATAGAGTTGGGTTCAAAACTTCATTACCATTTGATTGTGATACGTCAACACCAATTGTTTTTGATTGGTCATGTATTGTTGCAACTGGTGGTGGTGATATTGATTGGGTTATTAGATGGGGATTCAATTCAGATGGTGATAATGTTTATAGAAGTGCTCCGGGAAGTGATCCTGTAAATATGAGAACTTATATTGTTACTGAACCTGCTCCAGCAACAGCAGATACTGTGAAATGGTATAGAACAACATTAGATATTAGTGATATGTTAGCTCGAAGATCGGGTGGTTTTTCTGATACTATTTGGTTAACAATTCAAAGAACAGGAACAACTGACACAAATAATAGTGATGTTTCTTTGGTTGCGATTGGTGCGAATTATACGAAATGGTCAGAGGGAGGTCATATCTAAGATGGGATGTATACAATGTGGGAATTGCTGTACTAATAAACAAACAGACAGAATTCCTATTGATAAATCAGACATATTGAATTGGAAAGAAAAAGGAGCACATCACCTGTTTACTATTGACATGATGCATGAATGGAATATGTTTGGTATCACAGGCAAGTTTAATGGAAATGGTGTTTGTCCTTTTATATCAAAGATTGATAATAAATACTTTTGTAAAATACAGGATTTAAAACCAAAGATTTGTAGAGAGTTTGAACCCGGTGCTGATCATTCAATTAAGTATTGTGATTGCCAATCCATATAAATACTTTAAGAGGGCTATATGAATTTTAAAAATCATTATTATACAGAAAAAGAAAAATTAGAAGAAAAGAAGAAAAAGAAACGTAAAAAGAAAAGAAAGAAAAAGACTTTACATAGAGGATATGTGGGGTATTTTGGGGATGTTGGTGGTTCTGATGGAGGAGATGGCGGTGATGCAGGGGGAGAGTAGAGAATGTCAGTTTTTGATAATTTAATAAGTCTTTTAAATGAAAATAATGGGTGTGTGGGTATACATGAAGTGAAAGAATTACCATCATGGCTAAAGAATGCTAATAAAGAGTATACGGTCGCACAGGCAATGGATGAAATACCTAAAGAATATTATAAATTTAAAAACATTTTGTATAAAGCATTTTCGGACGAAGAAGTTTATGGTATTACAAATACTGTTATTAATAGTATATTATCAAGTTTAAAGAAATTCGAAGAATTGTTCGGTGGTGATTATGATATATCTAAAATAAACAACATTGAAACTATTGATAAAATGATAAGTGGTGAATCAAGAAAAAATATGAGAGTTGATCTACCAAGAAAAAATAAACCGATCATGCCTATATATTCTGGACAAAAAGGGAAAAAGCCAGAATTTGATTTGGATAAACTTGGCAAGGGTAATGATGAACACGGACCGGGATTTTATTTCAGTACCAATAAAAGTGACACATATCAATATGCATCCCCGAGTGGTATAATAATAACAGCGGATATGTCTAAATTATACATTACTGACGCTAATTCTAATATCAATGAAGATGATATGTATAAATTAATTGATATGGCTGGTGATTATAAAGAGACATATTATGAAAATGGTGGAACGGATGATATGTTGATGGGTGATACTTTTCATGAAACTATAAATAATATATGGTATGATATTTACACCCCTGAATATAGTGGTGAATTTGTGTATAATTTATATAAACTTGGATATGATGGTATGATTTATAATGCGTATGATGATGTTAATCATATTGTTATTTATAATACAGAAAAATTAAAAGATATTACTATTGAAGATTATATAGGAGAATAGAAAATGATATTAAATGAATTAGAGAATATGTTACATGAAAAGAAAGTGGATTATGTTAGAAAGTTTCAGAAAGCAGTTGACAAAGTAAATGTATTAATTAATAAAGCAAAGGAAACTGAGATAAGTGCAATTGAACCCGATTCAACTTGGGAAACATCATATGAGTTTGAACCTGTTATATTGACACCGACTCATTTAATAATCAAATACAACGAATGGAATGGTAGAAAAACAGAACCAAAAACAGAAAAGATTTCCTTTGCACAGGATAGGGACGAATACCCCGAGTTTGCTGAAACAAAACATAATTTGCGTTGGATTGCAAAAGCAATTAAAAAGGGATTTAGAGAAGAAGGTCAATCATTTGAAGAAGATGCAGCTAAAGACGATATTGCATTGGATGATAGAGATTTGGTTAGTAGATTGAAAACTGATGATTCTGAAGACGATGGTGGGATGAACAAACAATTATTATCTGATTTAGTTGATAATGGGTGGGAAAAATATGGAATTGGATATTATGTTCATGATGAACATCCATATATTGTGTTGGATATGCATGCTGGTGAATTTGGTAAAACAGTTCCCAATGAAGATTTAGATGATGCTGGTTTACATTTTCAAACATATTTTCAAACATATGAAAAATTGGTTGATAAATTGAACTCTGATTATTATAAATCATTTTTGAATAGAGTGGCAAAATTTAAAAATAATGTATAATTGTGAATTTCCTAATTGTGCTTATAAAACAGCACATCGGACACAAATAAACAATCACCATATTGTACCGGTTGAGAACGGGGGCAGTGACAAACAACACAATAGAATTTTTCTCTGTCCTACACATCACACCAAGGTGTTTATTGAAGGTGCCCATGGCATGCATTCTATAAAGGGCGATGACTCGATCAGTATAAATGGGTGGTTTAGAACGACAGGTGGTAGTGGTAGAGTATTAGAATATATGGATAGTGGTGGTAACTTATGTTATCAGAATTATTAATGGGGATGAGAGAATGTCTTTACTAAATGAATTGGAGAATGTATTGGGATGTGTGATCAAAGAAGCACTTTCAAATGAATTAAACAGTTTGAAAAAATATATGAATATGTCGGATGAACAAAAATCATCAGAAAGGGCGTTTAATAATTATTGGTTATTGGATGATTTTTTTGGTGATGTGGGATATGAAAACGATCAATTGGTTGATATGGAAGATTATGAAAAACTCGATTGGTTGAATAGCAACGACAAAAAAACTCTTTTAAACTTTGGTGAATGGGTATATGAAAATGAAGATTATAGAATACAAGGTGAACAGAGTTTATTTGACATGGCAGAATATGAAGGTTTTATTAGAGATAAGTGGCTGATTCATTTCACTGACAATGCTAATAATATTTATAGTGATCAAAATTTTAAAGTTGGTATTCCATATGAAGATTATAATAGACTTGGTTTGACCGATGTTGTTTCAGACGATTATAA